GCAGGTAATTGGTATTATTATGTAGGGGTTTTTGATGGTACTCAATCTACCAACTCAGAAAGATTGAAAATATATTGGACTAACACAGGCCAACCTCCAGAACAAAAAACTCTTTCATTTGTAGGCACTATACCAGCAACCACAGCAGCTTTTGATGATGATGATATGTGGTTCATTGGTAGTGATGGTTATAATACTAATACTAATGGTAATATAGGACCAATGCATATCTACAACCGTGCTTTATCCTCAAACGAAGTCTTACACAACTACACGGCATTAAAGGGTAGATTTGGCCTTTAAGATATTTATATAAAAAGAAACACAGATGGCATTTCATCATTCACCAAAAATAGTATCAGACGGATTAGTATCTACATTAGATCCTGCGAATATAAAATTTTATCCCAGGTCTGGTACTACGACTACTGATTTAATTGATTCTAATATTACAGGAACAATGAATGGATGTACTTTTCAAACCAGTAATGTTGGTATTTTTGATTTTGACGGTACAAATGATTATTTAGAAATAAGTGCAAATGCTAAAACAGATTTTGGAACAGGAGACTTTTCTATAGGTTGTTGGTATAAATGCGAAGATGTAGAAGGGAGCAATGGAGGTCGTTATGATAGATTATGGTTTTTAGGTCAAAACATATCGAGTACTTCTTTAAGCTGTAATGTAAGAGGATCTGGAACTACTGGTTATTTTGAAATCCGTATCACCGATATTGTAAAATTAACGACATCAACAAATATAGTAGAAGATACATGGCAATATTTAGTAATACAACGAGTAAGTGGACAACTACAAAGTTACTTCAATGGCGTTTATGATACTCAAGCTAGTAATACACAAAATTTAAGTGGTATTGAAAGTTATGCAATGCGAGTCGGAGCCGAAGGTGGAACTATCGTAGGCTCTTATTGGAATGGACAGGTGTCACAAATTCACATATATAATAGAAGTTTATCTACAACCGAAGTACTTCAAAACTATAACGCATTAAAAGGGAGATTTGAGTAATGGCAACTAATTATGGAACTGCTCCTATAGTAACAGAAGGATTAATTTGGAGAGTTGATGCTTCTAACAATGCTAAAAATTTAAATGCAGCTGGTGCTAACAGCGTAATAGGGGATACTACTGTTACGGGGTTTTCTGGATCATTACAAGGAGGAATGTCCAGAGTTACAACTGAACCGCAATATTGGGCAATTGACGGTGTAGACGATTACATACAATTTGCAGCAAACTCAACTATTAACGGAAGTAACCCTTTATCATTATTCAATAAAACAACGGCAACATTTGAATTTTGGATAGCTCCAGATTATGCTGGACCTGATGACTATCAAAGAATATTAAGCAAATCAAACACCGGAGGAGGTGGTGTAGGAGGCTATGAATTACTTCTTAGACCTGCAACAAAATTCTTTGCAATGTACATAGATAATGGTAGCGGAAGTGCTGTAGACGTTATAGATTATACTAGTACATCATTAGCCGGCACTTGGATTCATGTAGTAGTAACAAGAAATGGTACTTCATACGTTATTTATGAAAATGGTGTAGCACAAGCTACTGCAACGGCGTCTGCAACATTTGTTAATACGGCGTCTGGATTAAGAATAGGATCGTGGATTCATAGCACTGAACGAGAATATGACGGTAAAATAGCAGTAGCAGCTATATACGATGTAACATTGTCAGGTAATCAAGTTCGGCAAAACTATAACGCTTTAAAAGGGAGATTTGAGTAATGGCAGTAACGGGCGGACCAGACCCGATAGTAACAGATGGACTAATAGTATATTATGATCCTGGAAATGTACAATCATTTAATTTAGGAGTAGCTACGGTTACTGATTTAATGGGTAATAATAATGCAACAAGTTATGGTACTATTTCTTCATCTTTTGGAGATAAGAATGGATTTAATACAAATGCTGCCACCAATTATATTCAAATAGCAGGAACATCAGCTGGACCGATATATGATAGAGGTACTGGCGATTTTGCAGTAGAAGTTTGGGCGGCCAATAATGGCGATTCAAGTAATTATCAATGGTTAATGTCAAATTGGAGCTCAAATAAAGGAATCCATATGGGAGTATTAACTGGAACGAATTTTGGAACATACTTTGGATCTTCAGGAGAAGTAAATTCATCTTTTTCAATTCCGGCAGATGGTACATGGCATCATTATGTAATGTACAGAGATGGATCTACTGTTTATTTTTATGTAGATGGAGAATCCAAAGGAAACTTTAGTAATAGTAGTACTTTAGCTTCTACCACTAATACTAGAATGGGGTCGAGAGGAAATAACACCTTACAGAGCTGGCAAGGAACAATTGGCCCCACAAAAATATATAATAGAGCTTTGACTGCAGCAGAAATTTTTCAAAACTACAATTCATCAAAGGATAGATTTCAATAACAACATATTTATATAAAAAGAAATAAAATGGATTATTCAAACAGAACATATGCCTTTGCCGATTGGGCAGATATAGGATCGGTAGACTTTACACAAGTAATGGAAACAAGTGCAGCTACTGTGCGTAAATCAATAGACGAAACCATGTTTATATTAAAATGGTATACAGCATCAGAACCAACATTTATCACAGATAAAAGCGTTACACTGCAGTGGTCAGGATCACATTCACAATGCTTGCAGCAATTAGTAGGACCAAATTGGACACCAACGGGTTCTCAACCATAACATATTTATATAAAAAACAAGGAAAACAATGTCTTTAATAGATTGGAGAAATTTTAGCAGAAAGCCAGAAATTAAAAACTTGCCTCTGCATCAACAAAAAAAATTATTTGAAGAAGCAAATAGAAAAGCCACAGAAAACAATTGGTTTTTAGAGTATCAACTAGTAGCAGGTGCATCTGGTGCTGCATTTTCTGGAATTGGCGTAGACGGTCCAATTGCAGGAGCAACAGTAATTTCAAATGTAGGAGCTACAACCACAAATGAAGCAGGAGAATTTACATTTGCATCTACACCAACTGGTCCTATAACATTGACAGGCGGTAAAGACGCAATAACCGGATTGGATTTTGAAGGAGAGTTAGTAGGATATCCGCAATATAAAACTATATCTCCAATCACAACATTTGCACATTATTTAAAAGAAGCTGATGCAGAAGTAAATAAATCTCCAATGACTATCGACGAAGCTGTTACAAAAACTTTTGAAAGTTCTTCTATATTTTTTAATGACATAGATTTGCCTATAGAAAGCAAAGACATTATTCTTCAAAAAGATTTTATTCGAGAAGCAATTGAAAACAACAATAAAGTAGGATTAGCAGCTCAAGCAGTAACAACACAGATTGAATCTATTGCTGAAATAATCGGTGTATCGTTACCAGAAACAAGCGATCAAAAAGATAAAACGGAGAAGTTTGGACGTGCTGGTGAAATAACTGAGTTTAAACCGCAAAACAGAAAACGAACTGCGTATGCTGCAATTGGCAGAGCTGCAAGAGACAGAGGACGTTTTGATTCAGATCACATACTGGGAGCAGTTAGATACATTGACCCAATTAATAACAGAGTGCGGACTGGTATTGAAAATCTTTCAAATAAAGGGGCAATAAAATCGCAATTAGACCAACTTGCAATAACAACTCGTAATTTGTCTAGACAAGAACATCTAGACAGCAACTTTGTTACAACGCAAATTCAAAGTGTTAACAGAGTGCAACGAACCGCAATTAAAACTCAGGTTCAACAGGTAGTCAACGGTACTAGAGACGGGTTTGACAAAGTTGAAAAACTAGCTGATGAAGAAAGTGAAAAAAACAAGTTAAACAGAATTTCGAAAGACAAACCCAACGAGATAACATCAAAACCAGATGGAATTCAAAATACTTTTTTTGTATCTGCTCCAGGATCTACCAGTAGATTTACTCAGCGACGATTTGATGAAAAAACAAAACAGTTTATAAAAGATGTAGAAATTGCCATTGATGCCGCCCCCGGCTTTACCTTTTTTGGTGATGTTAAAAATAATCCAACATTGCTACAAAATAAATCTCCGTTTCCTATAGCAGAATTTAGCGCAACTCGTTCAGAAAATTTTGGTGATGAAAATTTTAAAACAGCATTTTTTCCAAAAACACCTGTCACCCATGTACTAACTCAAGACTTTTTTTCACAAGTAACAACAACAACAACAGTGTTGCAACCGTTTTTACTTTCGCCACGCGATGCTAAATCACCCGTAGGATTACGAATTGTGAGTCAATCTATTAGATCTGTTACTAAACCAAATACTGCAGATCACATAGTAGACGGGTCCGTTGGAATATATAGAGGTATACTTGTTATAGGAGGAGCCAAACAAACCCCTACTCTACAAGTATCAGAAACAACACCAAGAACTATAACAATTACACCAGCTGAATCTAAAATTGCAAAATATATATTGCAACAAAATAAAGGTGGTACATTTGAAATACAAGATATTTTCAGCAAAGAAATCTTGGCTAGTAATCTAGCATTTGTTGCCGATCGAATTCGAACTAGTTGGATGGAAAAATCAACGTTGATTGATATCAATATTCGATTTGAGAAAAAGATAGACCCAGTACAACATATTCGAAACCAAAAAGGAGAAACGTATTCGATATCGAGGGCTGCTCCTGGATCGCCAGAGTCGACGTTTATGAATCTTCAATTCAACCTTAATGGATGGATCGAACTTAAAGTTACATATGATAGTGATGAAATTGAGGTTAAGCCTAAAGATGGCAAAGCTGCCCCCAACGGTCCTTTTATTATTATTATTAACAAAGTAGATTTAGGCAAAGAATTTACATTTGACAGTAATGGTAGAATTAATTTTCCTCATCCAAGCAAATTAGGAGAGTATACAATTCAATATATTAATGAAAATATTGGATAATACAAAATAAATTTATATAATATAAAGAAAGGTTATAAAATATGGCAACTAAAAAACTGGACAAAGAACATTTAGAACAAATTCAACAACTACGAGACAAATATTCAGAAAATTCTGCAGTGTTAGGAAACATTGCAGTAGAGCGTTTTCAGTTAAACATGCGACTCGAAGAAATTGCAAAAGAAGAAGACACCCGATTACAAGACATTGCTTCATTAAAGCAGCAAGAAACTGACCTAGTAGTCAAACTTCGAGAGCGTTACGGAGAAGGAGAAATCAACGTCGAAGCCGGAACATTTACTGATGTTGAGGTTTGACACTAGTTGTCTATATTTATAAGAAAATAATTATAGGAGTATTATAATGGCAGAAAGAATTGTCTCGCCTGGCGTATTTACTAACGAAGTAGATCAGTCATTTTTAGCCGGCGGTGTTGCACAAATAGGTGCAGCGGTAATAGGACCAACCGTAAAAGGTCCTGCTCTCATTCCTACACAAATTACATCGATGGGTGATTTCGAAAAAACATTTGGATCGTTTACCGACGATTCTTATGTTCCATTTGTGGTGAATGACTATTTAAGAAACGGAAACGTGATAACAGTAACTCGTCTTTTATATGAAGATGGGTACAACATACAAAATGGTGCTTTGGCCATTCAAGCAGAGTCAGGATCAGTAAAAGTAGTAACACACGTTTTACATCCTACACAAAACGTAACTGGTGGCACAAATCTTACCGGAGCATATTTTGAAGATTCAGTATTAAACAATGACCAATCTGGTTCATTTGAAATTAAAATATCTGGTTCATTTGGCAGTATAGGAGTTCCAGGATATAGTGCATATTTAGCTGGTAACGGTGCTTCAATATCGTCATCTATCAATCAACGTAACAATGACTATTTAAGCAAAATATTTGGACGTTCGCCAAAATCATTAGATTATCCAGTATATGTTCAATACGAAAATAAAACAGCATTAAACACATTGTTTAACAACATCGGCGAAGTTACAATGTCACTACACAACTACAATAATTACAAATATTTAAAAGATTTTTCAACGGCGTCTACCCCATTCGTTACTTCACAAAAAATTGGTAGCACTGCAAAAAATCTATTTAAATTTCACACGTTATCACATGGCGATTCTGTAAATGCAGAAGTTAAAGTAGGTATTCGTGATATTAGATTAGCTTCGGAAGTTTCTGATCCGAATGGCTACGGTACATTTACTGTAGAAGTACGACGTGTTAACACCACAGAAATTCCAAATTCGCCATATTCATCAGAAGACACAGATCAAACACCAGATATAATTGAATCATATTTAAATGTAAATTTAGATCCAAATTCACCAAGATATATTTCCCGAGTCATAGGAGACCGTTTTCAAACTGTAACAGACGCCGGTGATGTAGTTGTGAATGGAGACTATCCAAATATGTCTAAATTTATACGAGTAAGTGTTGAAACAGGTGTAAGTGATGGAAGTAATGATAAAACTTTAGTTCCATTTGGATTTAAGGCTCCATTATCACCTATAGCAAATGCATCCGCATCATTTAATCTTGAAGCTGTAACATATAAAACTACACAAACAGATGCAAGTGGATATAGCAGTGCTAACTATTTAGGATTTGATTTTACCGATACGCACAACTTAAACTATTTAGCAGTTACTCCAACTAGTGCTAGTACAGCTGGATTAAACAGCGATTTTTATTTAGGTGATGTAAATCAAGATAGTGGTTCTGCATTTCCTAGTTTAGCTGCAACATACAGCGGTTCATTACAAGATGCATTAACGGCAAATACATTTAATCAAAACGTTTCATTGAAAACCAGAAAGTTTATGATTGGATTCCAAGGAGGATTTGACGGAGCTCGTCCTAACTTACCAAAGTTTAGCGGAGCAAATATATCTTCAACAAACACATTTGGATTTGATTGCAGCTCAGCTTCGGCTACTGGTACTAAATCATATAATAAAGCATTTACATTGTTAGGTAACACTGATTACTATGATATGAATCTTTTAGTTACTCCAGGTATTATCGATAGTTTGCATAGCACCGTTACAACTGCGGCTCGTAACTTGGTTAGAGAACGACAAGACACATTCTATGTAATGGATTCGAATCCGGTGGCAGACAATCTTGCAACTGTTGTAAATCAAGTGACTACATTAGACAACAATTATGTTGCTTCATATTGGCCATGGGTAAGAATTTTGAATCCAAATAAAAACGTTCCATTATTTGTACCACCATCAGTAGTATTACCAGGAGTATTAGCATTTAATGATGCAGTACAACATCCATGGTATGCACCTGCAGGTTTGAATAGAGGAGTAGTTAACGCATTAGACACATACATAAGATTAACTCAATCACAAAGAGACACATTGTATGAAGCACGTGTTAATCCAATTGCAAACTTTGTTAATGACGGAATATGCATATGGGGTCAAAAGACTCTTCAAGCTCGTCCAAGTGCATTAGACAGAGTAAATGTGCGTCGTTTGCTTATTGCAGTTAAAAAGTTTATTGCATCATCTACTAGATTTTTAGTATTTGAACAAAACACTAATCAGACTCGTGACAGATTCTTGAGCATTGTGAATCCTTATTTAGATCAAGTAAGAGCACAGCAAGGATTGTTTGCATTCCGAGCAGTAATGGATGACAGCAACAATACTCCAGACTTAATAGATCAAAATATTCTTTACGGACAATTGTTCTTGCAACCAACCAGAACAGCAGAATTTATAGTGTTAGACTTTAATATTCAGCCAACAGGAGCAAGTTTCCCGGAATAGATTATTGATAATTTTAAAAAGGTAGGATTTCGGTCTTACCTTTTTTACTGTACGTTATATTTATATTAAAATAAACAAGGACCAATATGGCATTAGAAGATCAATTAAACCCGGCGTTATCAGCAGCCAATCAAAATGAATTGTTTGATACCGCATTTTCATGGGAACCTAAAAAGAAACATCAGTTTATACTTTCTATGGCTGATACTGGTATCCCTGCATATTTAGTGAAAATGGCTGATAAACCAAAATTAAGTAACAACGAACAACCATTAGATCTTATCAACGTAAAACGTTATGTAAAAGGTAAGTCTGAATGGAACACATTATCAATATCATTATATGACGCAATTGTACCAAGTGGTGCTCAAACTGTAATGGAATGGGTTCGTTTACATCATGAGTCTGCAACTGGTAGAGATGGATATTCTGATTTTTACAAAAAACAATTAAAATTATATCAACTTTCTCCATTAGGCGAGCGAATTGAAGAATGGGTACTAAACGGAGCATTTATCACAGAAGCAGAATTTGGTAGCTATGATTGGGGTGATGATGCAGTACAAGAAATATCTTTAACATTGAGATACGATTGGGCATTCCTAAGCTTCTAAACAAAACTAAACTATACAATTCAAGTAGGGCTAAACACCCTACTTTTTTTGTGAACATATATTTATAATAAAGTTATAATAAGGAAAATAAATGAGTAGAATGACAGACCGAATCAGCACATCAACTGCAGCAGACCAAGCCAGAAAGCATTATGAAACAGAACAGCAAAGCAAATTGCCTAGTATGATTGTTCCATTATCTAGTGGCGGTAAAATATATCCTAAAGATCATCCACTTCGAGAAGGTAAAATAGAAATGCGATACATGACTGCATATGATGAAGACATATTAACTAATATTTCATATGTGCGAGAAGGAGTAATGTTAGATCGTTTAATTGAATCAATTAGTTTAACAAAATTCAATATTGACGATATGTCTACATTTGATAAAGATGGATTAATTATATATGCCCGTATATTATCTTATGGCAAAGACTACGAGGTAATAGTAACAGATCCTAAAACAAAAAATGAATTGAAACGTGTTGCAAATTTAGAAAAAATTCAATCTAAAACATTTAAATTAACAGCAGATGATAACGGTGAGTTTGAATATAAAACAAAAAATCACACTATTAAGTTTACGTACAATGTAAAAGATATAAGCGATCTAGCACCATCTGAGTTTTGTAAAACGGTTATAACACAAGTAGACGATTCCAGATCCGCAGAAACAATAGAACAATTTATTCGGTACCAATTTATGGCTCGAGATTCAAAAAAGTTTAGAACGTATTATATGGAACAATGTCCTGGATTAGATATGAATTTAGAATTTGAAGGTGAACACGGAGGCACCTTTACTGCCGGGTTTTCCATTAAGGCTGATTTTTTCTGGTTTTGACGCAAAATATCGATTACAACTCCACGAAACAATATTTGATATAGTTTGGTTCGGCGAAGGTCGTTGGAATTGGACTGACATATACAACATGCCAATATTTTTACGACGTTACTGGATAAAACGGATCAATGGAATAGTCAAAGATCGAGAAGCTGCTGTAAAACAACAACAACAAAAATCTAATAAAAGCAAACTTCCAACAAAACGTCGTCCTTGATATTTATTAATATATGACGCAATCACAATTCATACAACAGTTAAAACAACAACCTCGGTTAGGCCAGAAGCCAGACCCGACAGGAGGAGCGTTCGACCAGATAGCAGGTGTTGCAAAAGCAACAGCAGCAGCAATTAAAGCTGCTAAAGATGCAGCGATAGTGCTCGGTCCCGACATCGGCG